TTCTAGCTTTAGAAACCTCTCCATAAGAAGCGTCAGAAGTATAAAATGGTTCACCCAAAAGTTCTGGAGAAATTTCCTCCTCAGATGGTCTAGAGGGGTGTTCTTTAGACTTAAACTGTTTCCAATATTCTGAACGTTTAGTGTATTTTCTCTTAGCCATAGATATGATTTATATTACACCGCAAAGTTAACTTTCAACTTTTAAAAGTTAAGAAATGAACATTGGAGTAAACGTATGCTGAACATTACCTATATCTTCAGAGTTCATGTCATAAAAAACATTCATCGCCCAATTACCTAAAACTAGCGCAGAATAAGAGTCTTTTCTCGCTTTATCAGCGCCACTTTGTTTTCTAAGATTGGCTGGCAAATCAAAACTTTGAGTTCCTTGTGCAGAAGTTGTAATTTGTATTAAAGCACATTCGACTTTAATTAAATCCATCATATCTTTCTGATGTTCTACAAAATCAATCATTCGCGCTCCAACACCAGCTTTTTCGTTGGAGTCGTTCCTTAGGAATTTTAATTCTTTTATAGGAATATTAGATTTCCTTTGATTGTTGTAATCATCGTTCATTGCCGCTCCCGCAAAGAATATTCTCTTGTGGTCAAATGCTGACTGTAAAGATTCATTAGCTATTCTAATCCATGCAGAAGTAGGCTTTCTAAGGAAAACAATATTTTTTTCTTTTAGGTTATACTGGTTTTTAACTCTTCGCAAGTTTTTTTCATAATCTTGAGCTTTGTCTAAATCAGCTTCTATAACACCTAAATTAAGGTTTTTCTTTTTGAATATATCGCTTTCATTGCAGGAGTTTAGAAATTGAACTCCCCCGTTGTAGTCACCGACTATGGCTACAATATTAAAATGAGTCAGTAAGTAAGCAGTATATTTTATATGTGTTTTTAAATTAGCTCCCGATAATGCATAACTGTGAACCACGGTCCCCTTGCGGGTATCTCTGTTTAATTTAATTAAAAGCATTGCAAAATCGTCAGAACTTTCACTTTCTGACCATGAGGGGTCAAAAGCTAGAATGTATTCATCTTTTGGATTGCCAATAACCTCAACACTTTGTCCCTCTCCATCAGGAATGGTGCAAGCTGCCATTTTGCTAACTTTAAAGTATCCTGAACTATCATCGGTAAAAATAGCTCCAAACTCCCTTTCAAACTGAGAGTCACTCATCGTCGCCTTAGACTGGCTAATCAGATTTTGATCATATAGTTGTTCGGGAGCACAATCATAACTAAAGTGCATAATTGTTCTATGTGCTCCATCTTGCCTATTGTCATTGAGAATCAAGCTCTCGTATTGCTGATATATCTTATAAAGGTATTCGAATTTGTAAGAGGCAGAAGACAAACCAATAATTTTGTTGTTTGGCCAGCGTCTTCTATCCTCCTCCTTCATTTTTCCCTTCTCGATCATCTGCGTTTCTAAATCGTATACCTCTTGACGCTCTGTGGGATTTTCCACCACAGAAAGGAAAGGAATAATAACCTCGTTGTAAATTTTCTCAGGCATGAGAAGTAACTCATCAATAATCATTCGCTGAAAACGGAAACCCCTAAGTTTCTCACCATCACCAAGCGGAAGAGCACGGATGCTACTTCGACCAATCTCCATGACCCATTCGTCATTCATTTTGGAGACTCTTGTAATACATTGAGAGAAAAAGGTTGCTTTGGGGCTTTTTGATATATCTTCTATCTTTTTAAAGATCATCTTTGACTGCCTGAAAGACTTAGACAAAATACCTATCTGAACACCCTGATTTAAAATAGCGTCTAATAGCGCGAAAATGCCCGTAGAGAAGCTTTTGGACATTCCACGGCTCCATATGCCCAAAAAGTAGTCGGACTCCATCATCGCCTTAATAGACATATGCTGGAAGGGGAATAATTTTACCCCAGTAAACAATTCACAAGCAAAGGAGGGATTTTCCCTAAGAAACTTATAAAGCAAAACTTTTGCTTCAGTTTCCTCCAAATACCCCTCTTTGTCTAGAATCGACTGATTTATATCTTTGAACTCTCTGTGTAGTTTTTGTATTCCTGTTTTCCAAGCCATCTTCTTTAAGTTGTTTGCCCCAAAAATACTGAACATCAACTGTCCAAAGTTTTTTTCCTAAAACAAGAATTTTGGGTATGATTTCTTCGCTGTTACGTCTAGATCCACTAAACACAAATTGACAACAATCTGAATACTCAGCCTGTATCTCTCGCATCCTATGGTAAACATAATCTAAATTAAATTTTTTGTATCCCGCCCTATTAGTTGCCCACATCTTGTCAAAGGCAGTTTCTATAACCACAAATAACATACATCCCATTGATCTACATCTTTCTAGCTCTTTTGCGAATCTAGCGTAGCCATTAGTAATTGTAGCGCAGAAATCCTGGTAAGATTTCCTATCCACGAATGTATAGTCATATAAATCTCCTCCAACAGCGTAATCCCCAACATCCAACTTCAAAAACTCAGAATTGTTAAAATGTAGTGGCTTCTGTTCTCTAGTGTCTACCAGTATAGGTGTATTTGTATAATCGTTCTTAAATTCATTTGGTAGTTGCCCCGAGAACATGGGCAACATACCAAATTGTTGACAAGTCTCGCTATAGCTGCCAAATACCTCTTTGCAGATGTCTATATCGGGTAATCCTGCCGTTTGCAGGTAAGTGGAAGGGGGTCCAGCTTTGAGCCCCTTGCTTTGTAATTTTTCTTTTAAAGATTTTATAATATATTCTTTGACCTCTTTACGGGGTGCTGTTTTGCACCACTTTTTCATATTTCTTTTATTGATGAAGTCAGCAGCGAAATACTGATCGTATTTTTTAAACTCGATTAGTTCTCCAGTTAGTTTGTCTTTCCTTGCATAATTATCCACATAGTAATCTCCAAGGAGTTTACCGTGTTTCTTTATGTGTGCGTGGAGACTTCTTAATGAATCAAAAGAATCGCCACACTCTTTACAATCATAAGACATCTTGCTGACCAATTCCTAAAACTCTTGCTTTCCATTCTGCCATTCCTTCTAATCTTTCGGCTTCTTTCTTTACTGCCTCTTTTTGCATCTCTGCTATCCTTATCATTGTCTTTCTTTCTTCCTCTTCTTGGAAAAGCTGAACAATAGATAGAAACGAAGCATTTTCTTTCTGCATCTTCTTCATTCTCTCACCCCGATCACCTTGAAGCTTCTTGGTTAAGTTCTCGATGCGAGTTTCGCATTGATGATACTCAGAACTCTTAGCTTTGATAATTTCTGCCAAGCGAATGGACATTTCCTGCTGCTCATCAGCCTCATCAAACATATTGTTCAATTTATTGAGGTGAGCACTAATAACCTCCAAATTAATTACCTCCTTGCAGACATTTAAATACAAATTAATTTCATCTGCTGTTAGATCGGGCTTATCCCACGTTAAACGTATAAACTCATGCTCAAAGAGAACCCTGTCCTCTTCATTGAGATAATTATTGATAATTTTTAGAAATCTTGAGTTAGAAAGGTTAACTCCAAGTTTTTCGACACAAACTTGCTTTTGTCTGTTAAGTTTTGGTTCATCTAAGCCTAGCCCAGTAGCATCATTGATTTTTTTGATGATTCGTGATGGAGACTTAGGTGAAATGTATGAACTTAATGCTCCACTATCTTGAGATGGTAAAATATCTGGGTTCACTGCCCTAATTTCTGCCAACACCGCTCTTTGCTCCGCACTGAGTGGGGGAACCCTACGATCTGGAAAAATAATTCTAGCAATCTCTAAGGAAGACAATCCCTCGTCAGCTTGTTGTAAGATAAATTCACTTTGTTGCTCGGTAAATTCAATAGTCTCTGCTGGGGGACGACTGGTGGTTTGAAAGTCGATAGAGTTTTCTACTAAAAACTTTCTAACAGCCCTACCCTCCTTAGATCTTCCGTCCAAGGAATCGTCTTGAAAGCATTGTTTAGTTAAATCAATTAAATTAGGAATCCTAGAAGCATTTTCTCTTAGAA